AGACACGAGTGCCCTCCACAGAACTAGGTTTTACCAAAGCTGTGAAGATATAGTCTGAACAACACCGATAGCAAAGGTGTTGAACCGAGAGATAAAGAGCTTTCGGGATAACAAAATTGACTGAAGAAGTAGTTGCTTCCAGTGCAACTTGGGGAACTAACTCCGCTGGTTTCTACTCGACACAAAAGACAACAGCAGCAACTCAATACGGAACTATCACAACTCGTGGTTTTGCTGTATCTGCTGATGATCTTTCTCAAGTACAAACTGGAGAAGATGCTTTAGCTAACATTAGAGGTCAATTATCCGCTGCAATTAACAAGCTTAATACAGCTAAGTTGACATCAATGTTAACTGGAATTGTTGGCCCTTCTGGCCCATTAGCAGGAACTAATGCTTTAGGCAAAGCAGCAACGTCTGGAACACTGGCTGAAACTAATTATTTAAGTGCAGCCAATGTGACACAAGCAAAATACTTGCTAGGTGAAAAAGCAGCAGATGTAACAACAATTGCTGTTCATCCAAAAGTTGCTGCTTACTTAGAACAAGTAGGGATGCTCACATTCTCTACTTCTTCACTTTCATCTGGAACTGGTATCCAATGGGGTGGAGGTGGAGTTTCTATTGACAACACACAAGTTGGTAAATTTGCTGGCTTGAATGTTGTTGTTGATGAACAGCTTCCAATTAGAGGAACATCAGGACAACATGAGCAATTTGTTTGCTACTTAATGGGTGCTGGTGTTATTAGAACTGGCTCACA